GCATCATTAGCAATAAACGGGACATCACCTTCAGGTAATAGCCAAGAAATATTTGGATCAAAAGCTGCTCTTAAAAGTTTCCTAAGGCCTTCCGAGTCATAGTCTCGTAAAACCTTAATCTTTTTTGGTTTATCTTTTGCATTATTTACTTTTGTAAATATTTCATGCACTAAAGGTCTATAAGTTTCGTCTACCATATTAAAATTCTCCTATATTTTCCACTAAGGTATTTAGGCGGTTTTTCATAAAGTAATTAAATAAATTATCTCGCCCTGTAACTTTTACATTTTCATATTCTTTTAAAATTTCTCCCATAATATCTTGAGGTATTTTACTCAAGTCAATAAGAGTTTCATTTCTTTGCCAATTACGAATCCAAGTATCTCTCGGGCACTTCGCTAATTGAAAAAGTTTTTCTGGTTCCCATTTATTCATAGCCTCTGTCAATTCAGACAACATTACCTTTCTCATTGGCTTCTGTCTTTTTGCGGTTATAAATGTATCATCAGGAGAAAATATATTGGGAATACCATCACTACGATCACCCTTTAAAATATGCTCCCTCAAATAATTTTTTGGATCTTTACCATTAATCATTTTTTTAGTAACTGGACTATATTGGTCTACAGAAAATTTATGTAACTGTATAAAATCTTTATCGGAAGAAACAATTAAACATTTTCCTCCTAAATTTCCTCTCTTTACTAAAGTACCAATAATATCATCAGCTTCAGCTCCATGAACATCTATAACCTTATAAGGAAAATTTTCTTTTAATTCATCTCGAATTTTATTTAAAAGTGTAAAGATTATATTCCAATCGTGGCCAGAAGCTTCACGGTCCTTCTTGCGATTAATTTTATAATTTGGAAAATAATCGCGGCGCCAATAATGTTTATTATCACAACAAATTATTAGCTCTCCATATTCTTCTTTAAATCTTGTACGATAATATCGTAAACTATTTAAAACTATATGTCGAACTAAAGTTTCATCTAAAGTAGCTCCTCTATTTAAAGAAACCATTAATGAACCTAAAGCTATTTGTGTAAAATCAATTAATATCATGTTGTTCAGATTTAAGATTAAAAGATATAGATATTCTCAAATCATCTCCCATATTTTTTGTTACAAAATGATTTAAAGTAGAAGGAAATAAAAAGAAATTTCCTACAATAGGTTCTACCCAAAATCTTTTAGTTTGATATTGGTTTATATTATATTCAAAAACTAATTTACCAGAATTTTCTGGAACTTGTACATAATATACACCTGAAATATCTGGATCTTTAGACATACAATCTATATTTACATGATGATGTATGTTTGTAGATTCATATTTTTTATGAATATGTGCCCAATGTTCTGAAAGATGTAATGTTGTTTTATACACTTTAAAATATTGGTATTGAATATTCTCTAAAATTTTATCCCATTCATCACAACTAGGGATTTTAAAATCTTCATATCTACTGCCTGTTGAATCTTCATCATACCGTACACCTTCAGTAAAACAAAAATTTGCTAATTTAACATTATCAATATCTTTTACACTTCCTTCTATATAAGATATGTCGGTTAATATATATTTGTCCAATTGAACTTCTGCGGACATTACTAGTGACATATTTCACTCTTATAGTTTATTAGTTTTTTATTAATTAAGAATTCCATTAAATCATAATACCCACCAATTCGTTTACCATCAACTATCACTTGAGGCAATTTACGAACCTTCTCACCTATCTCTTGAGAAATATAATCCATATTCTCTCTGCTGTAAGTATTAAAAGCAAATTTTAAATTACAACTTTTCAATAACTCAAGAATTTTTACAGAATTTGGATCATAAGTATCATACAAATATACTTTAATATCCATTATATTATCTAGGAGAAAATCTTTTTAACCGCTGATCCTCCTGCCGTTTTTGTTCTTTTTTAGCAGCTATTTCTTTAGCTCTTTTTCGAGATGCACTAGACTTTTCATAATATTCTCGCTTCCTAACTTCTGTTATAATATCTGCTTTTTCATGTAATTTTTTAAATCTACGAAACATAGATTCAAAAGACTCACCTCGATGTTTCTTTTTCACCGTTGTCATAATTTTTTCAACCGTTTTTGTACTTTAGTAATATTAAACCAACCAAAATTAACATATTCTGTAAAAGCTGCACAATAAGTTTTTTGAGTTTTACATGAATGTTGTCTAGAGCAAGAATCACAGGGACAATTATATACCACATTAATTTCCTTTCCTCTAAAATTTCGCTTAACTATATTCATAATATATATTATATGGTATCACTTATTCTTCAATTTGTCAAGCAGTATTAAACAATTTAGCTTCAGCACTTCTCCGACGAACTAAACCATTCAATACTTCACCACCAGCCTTATTCCATCTTTGCATTTCATCAGGTACAGCATCATAGTCACCTTGATTCAGTTTCCTGAGCATTGTACTTTTCAACAGATTACCTGGACCTAAATTAAAAGTCCATGCAACCAATGCATCAAACTGATTTTGTGTTAAAGGCACCTCAACTATTGCTTCAACATAATCTTCAAATTCTTTCAAATCTTGCTTCAATAAAGCTTCAGCTGTTTTCTTTATAATCAATCTTTCTTCCCAAACATCTTTTGTATGACCATATCCAATAGTCCATATACCTACAGAATCTTGATAAGCCACTAATCTGCAACCTTCAAATTCCTTAATTAAATCTATTCCATTTTGACTTGTTTCCATCTCATTATCTCCTTCATAATCTTTTGGCATTACCTCTGATGGAGGCATATCATACCATATCCATTGTCCTTGATTTTCTTCATCAGTGCCGGGCTGTAAAACTAATCTACCATATTTTATAACACCTTTTCCTGCACCGTCCTTTGCTGATTTTAATTCCTTTTCTAATTCTTCATTCCAAGGCAACTTATGTAATCTAGGCTCTCCTTTACGGCCTATTAATAGCAAATATATTAACTCTTTATCCTTATCTGTTGCATGATGTAGATATCGTACAACTTCAGGAGGGTCTTGTGTAGTACCATATCCCAATATTGAATTGTAAGTAAAATATGTTGACATTGTAACAACTATTAATGCCGGGATAAAAATTGCTTTAAATAAATAATTTTTAGGATAACTTACCATCACCCATAAAGCTGTGATAACAACTATTAAAAAACTTATATATAATAAAAATTCCATTAGAAACCTTCTTCCTGTATCCAGCGCTGAGCTTCTTCTACAGTCATATGACCAGTTGTTGATTCGCTTTGAGAAGTACTAAATTCTGATTTACCAACCAAGTTTATTTTATCTCTGTTTAATTCAACTATTTTACCTTCACTATTCATTCTAAATTGCCATATTGTCTGTTCTTCTCCTTGTAAAGTAAATACAACTTCCTGATAATCAATAACTTTATAAGGATTAACTCTTATTAATTCTAGTTTACCTGTTGATTTATTTGGAGCATCTCGTTTTCTATAATTGTGAGTATTAACAACATACCAACCTTCAATAGTTCCTCTTAATGCTGCAATCTCCCTATTCTCTTTAATATATTTTATAGAACCATCTGGTAATTTAATTTTATCATTTCTAGAACCTAAATCATCTCTATCTAAATGCATAAGACCTTTATCTTTATTTCTAAAAGACATTAAATTGCCAACTGGATCTCTTATCCATAAATCTATATCATTAACAGACTCAGAATCCCAAGTTAGTATTATAAGATAATCTGCTTTAGATTCTATATCTTTTTTCTTGGCTACTGGGTTAATAAGTAGGAATGCCAACATAAACATAAATGCAACGCCTATTACTATATTAAAAAGTAAATCAGTAAACGCTGTAGATGAACCATATTTTCTTCTTTTAAACATTATTCACCCCGTTGTTAAAATTGATTTGTTAGGCCAAGGATCTCCTTCAGTCCATATTCCAATATCCATAGTCCTTATATTAAATTGTCGGTCAAGATATTTCCAGTGAAGTTTTATTGGATCAAATTCTTGTAAAGCTTTCAAAACTATTTCTGGTACAAAGGGTCCGCAAGTATAAACATCTAACTGTATTATGGGTGGGTCTTGTTTTTCCCAAATGTGCATTGCAATATGACTTGTTTCTATCATAGCCATAGCTGTCATTCCTTCATTGCCTTTTACCTTAACATATTTCACTATAGGACCATATAATAATTTCATACCTATATCATCAATCATACAAGTCATCCAATCTCGGATATACTGTTGTTCTGGTTCTCTTGGAGGCTGATTTACTTCCGCTCTAATCAAAAGGTGTTTGTGTATTGGTTTCATGTCTGTTCTATTGTTCGCTCTACATTCACCAATTGTAATTTAATAACTAATGAACTCAACAACCCCATAAGAGTTGTATAAAGAGCAGCTGACATACCTATGGACATTTGTGTTAATGCCTTCTGCATTGAATCTATATTGCTCACATCAATATCAACAAATGCAGTACCTAACATTATAATAAATCCACATACAGTTCCTACTAAACCTAGCACTAAACAACATTCAGCTACAAACCACCCTATAGAAAAATCTTGGTGTAATTCGTCTTTAATATCTCTTGAAGGATTTTTTATTTTACTCATGCTATAAATTTTTTTACCTAACCATAAAGTGGTTAAAATCAAAATGCCTAAAATAAAAAGACTTAATCGAGTAGGATCTTTCTCTAATACACTATTAAAAAATCCAAAATAAAATGCTATGCCACCTATAGCGGCCTGGGTGCATAAAAACAGCCACCATTTGAGTAAGAGAGTTTTCATACATAATATTTATATTAATACACAGACTTAATAGCGTCACAAATTCCTAATTTTTTAGCTTCTTTTGCAGATAACCATCTGTCTTCCGGTGGTAGTAAATGCTCTCGTATTTCTTCTTCTGTAAGGCCGGTGCACTTCTTGTAGTGATTAATCATTCGCTCAGTAGACAACTCAAACTCTTTGACTTGTGCAAACAATTCATGTTCCTTACCCCAATTACCCCAACTGAATTGATGTGATAATATTGATGTATTAGGTGTTAATACCCTATGACCTTTTTCTCCTGTAATAAAAAGTAAAAGGCCACATGATGCAATACACCCTAGACCAATTGTATGAATAGGAATTTTTGATCCCTTCATTATATCAATCAAAGCAAAACATGATGCCATTTCTCCACCAGGAGAACATATCATAAATTGTAATTTTTTCTTCTTCTTCTTTTCTGTATTTTGTTTTAATACAAATTCAATAGCCTCTCTACAACTATCATGGTCTACAGGGCCCATAAACAGAAATATTCCTGCTGAATAAAGATCAGCTTGCATCATGGGCATGGGCATCATTGGTCCAGCATCTTCTATATTGTTTTTCATTATAATCCTTGACTTCTAAATTTTTGTACTAGTTTTGGAACATTTAAATTCATCGCAATAATTTTTTTAGGTTCTACACTTTTATTTATTGGCGATTCATGTATAATACTCGCTGGGAAAAATATAATATCACCTTCTTTAATATCTTTCTTTTCAAATTCTAAAACATTCCCTGTTAAATAATTGTTAAACGGAGCATAAAATCTAGTTGGTGAATGTATGCCTGGAAGAAAATTTAAAAATAATGTAGACCCAAAATCAGCTTCTCCGTGAGCGTGTGGCCTGTGTCCTTCATTTTTTTGATAGCATTGCCACCACATATTGATATCAACATCTTCAAATTTTAATTCCATGTCTGATATAAAATTTTCTATAGGTTGTTTTATTATATCAATAATCTCTTTAGGTGCTGGCTGACCAGTAGGTTTATCTGGATTAGATATAGGCATTTTTTCAATAGCCTCTAATAATTTAGGCTTAATATTTTCCCAAGTTTCTATGTGATAATGAAACAAAGGGACATAAAACATATACTCTATCATACTATTTAAAATAATTAAAATTTATA